CTCCAGCACCGAATGATTACATTGAATTAGGGACATCCGCTGAAGCTCTTGGAGTGATGGGAAGAAATCAGATGTTGAGCATGTTCTTTTCGCACAGCGGAAAGTCTACTCAGGATTGGAAACTCAAAGGTTATGCTCGCAAAGCCTATTGGCAGTGGGTCATCAAGTGGGCAAGGGCTATTCGCAAACCTAGTGATTTTGGTTTTGAGGATGGTGCTTTTGAGTTACCTCCGCTGACAACTAAATACCACATTTTGCCAAGCAAGAGTGAAGGAAATGGACATGGGTTTTTGTGCTATGCAAATACGTTGGAAGAGCAGCGGGCGGAACGGCGATTGTCTTTGAGAGATCGATGTTCCAAGGTAGCGGAATTGATACCATCGGATAGACCAGCGGTGGTTTGGTGTCATCTGAACGATGAGGGGGATTTGCTGGAGAAGATGATACCAGATGCGGTCCAGGTGGCAGGTCGAGACAGAGATGATGTGAAGGAGGATCGGGTGGTTGCTTTCTCTGCCGGTCAGATAAGAGTGTTGGTAACCAAGCCGAAGATCTGCGGTTGGGGTGTCAACTGGCAACATTGTTCGGATGTGTTTTGTTTTTGTAGTCATTCATGGGAGTCGTATTATCAGCTTGTTCGCCGCTGCTGGAGATTTGGTCAGAACAAGGAGGTCGAGGTGAACGTGATTGCTACCCGGGCTGAGACACCTGTGTTGAAGAATATGACCAGAAAGGATCGGCAGGCTGCCATGATGTTTGATGGAATTATACGAGAGATGGATCAATGGCAGAGAGCAAAAAGTGACAATACGGAAAGGGAAGAAATGGGGGTGCCTGAATGGTTGTGTTGAAGGTTGTAGAGCAGAAGATAACAAAGCGATTCGCTTTGTACTGCGGAGATTGTTGCGAAGTGTTGCCATATCTTCCAGATGAATCGGTGGGGTTCTCGGTATTCAGTCCGCCGTTCTCCGATCTGTTCTCATTCAGCGACGATCCGCGGGATATGGGTAACGCAAAGGATTATGCAGAATTTTTTGAGCATTTTGGTTGGTTGACAGGGGAGCTTTATCGTTTGATGAAGCCCGGACGAGTGGTAGCTGTTCACTGCATGGATTTACTTACGTTCAAGAGCAAGGGAGAGGAAATCGGTCTGCGTGATTTTCCAGGGAATATTGTTAGAGCGTTCGAGTTGGTTGGTTTCATTTATTGCAGCCGCCATTGCATCTGGAAAGATCCATTGGTAGCGGCTACCCGAACTAAGTCGATTGGTTTGGTCCACAAGCAGATTGTTAAGGATTCGGCCATGTGCCGAATGGGAGTGGCGGATTATATCGTAGCGTTCCGCAAGCCTGGAGAGAATGCAAAACCAATATCCCATCCTGCTGGGCTGACGGAATATTATGGATTTAGATCTATTCCAAAGGAATATGAAAGATGGGAGAGATTTCAAGGGGAGCAGAAGAAAAACAAACGTAGTCATTGGATTTGGCAGCAATATGCAAGTCCTGTATGGTTCGATATTCGGCAGACTTATGTACTTCCATATCGAGAGGCTAGGGAGAAAGATGACGAGAAGCATATTTGTCCATTACAGCTTGATGTAATAGAACGATGCATGGTTTTATGGTCAGCTGAAGGTGATACTGTTTTGACGCCTTTTATGGGTGTAGGCAGCGAAGCTTACGTAGCTGTGAAGAATCGCAGGAGGGCGATCGGAGTCGAGTTGAAAAAATCGTATTATCGACAAGCTGTACGGAATGTCATATCCTTGAAAAGAATCAAGAGGAAGGGATTGTTGTGAATCAGGAGTTGTACAAAAAGTATCGACCGCGGAAGTTGTCCGAGATGGTCGGTCAAGAGAATGCGCTAAGCCAGTTGGTCACTGCCGGCAAGCGGGGGGTCTTTCCCCATGCCGTACTGATCAGCGGACCGAGCGGCTGCGGCAAGACGACGTTAGCCCGCGTGTTCCGGAAAAAGTTGAGATGCTCTGATATTGATTTCCGTGAGATCAATACGGCCGACTTCCGGGGAATCGATACTGCCCGAGCAATTCGCAGGCAGATGAACATGGCTCCGATGGGAGGCAAGAGTCGGGTCTGGTTGATTGACGAATGTGCCAAGTTGACGGACGATGCCCAGAATGGGCTGCTTAAGACCTTGGAGGATACGCCTTCGCACGTCTACTTCTTTCTTTGTACGACTGATCCAGGGAAGCTCATCAACACGATTATCAACCGATGTACTCATATTCAGGTCAGATCGTTGACCGACGATGAGTTGACTGGTTTGATAAGGAACGTCGTTGAGCGGGAAGGCAAATCTGCTTTGAGCGGGGATGTCGTCGAGAAGCTGGTCAGGGTGGCCGAGGGCAGTCCTAGAAAGGCTCTTGTCATGCTCCAATCCGTGCTTGGAGAGTCGGACGAGCAGCGACAGGTGGCCATCATTTTGGAATCCCATCCGGAGAAGGAAGCCATCGAGATTGCTCGGTTGCTGATGAATCCGAAGGCAAACTGGGCTACGATGTCCCGATTGTTGAAGGCCGTTCCCGATCTAGAAAAGAAAGCGGAGGGGGTTCGTAGGTTGGTTTTGGCGTTTATGAGCACGGCGGCTTTGGGTGGCAATGCGAAGCGAGCCTGTCAGGTGATCGAGTGCTTTGCGGAGCCTTACTACAATACGGGCAAAGCCGGCTTGGTGTCGTCCTGTTACGATGCTGTGTCGGCCCGATAATAAGGAACCGAACAATGTAATCGAACGAGATATGAATGCGTCCCCTGGTCCCTCTTATGTCCATAAAAATCCTACAGGCCCGTCCGCCGAGGTGCTCGGTGGGTTGCGGAGTAGAGGGGATGGCGACTGTGAAAGGCAGACCCGGCTCGAGTCGGGAATAAGAGCGTTCATGTCTCGTTCATATCGTAAGAAGGGAGGATTGAGCAATGAGCAGTTTCGACATCGACAGGAGCAGGTTGGACGATGAATGGGTCGATCAGCCTTGTATGTACAATCGCTACGCTTTGGCGTCTGCCGAGGCCAGGTTGGAGTACAACAGGGCCAAAGCGACTTTGGATGTCACAAAGGCGGAGACGGAGCTGCGGGTTCGCAAGAATCCGGAGAAGTATGAATTAACGAAGGTTACTGAGTCCGTAATCGCTTCGGTTGTACTGTTGGACAAGGAATGCCAAATGGCTGCGATGAGTGTGGCTGAGGCAAAGCACGATTTGGACGTGGCAGAGGCTGCTGTGTCGGCGATGGACCATCGGAAGAAGGCTCTGGAGGATCTAGTTAGGTTGTTTCTGGCCGATTACTTCAGCAAGCCGAGGGAGCCGGAGGGAGCAAAGGATGTGGTAAAGAAGATGGAGCGAGGAAAGCTTCGGAAGGCTCGGGTGTTGAAGCGATGACAGAAGCACAATCGATATTTTTGGTTCTGCTGAGTCTTCCGTTCGTGGTGTATCTGACGGTGAAACTAGGTACTTATGCCTTTTTTCGTGCCCGACAACAATTCTATTTGAAAGAGAGTCAAAGAGATGGTGAAGCGACAAGAGAGAAGGAGAGCAGGTTCGACTAAGAGGGACGCTCTCCGTAGGTCTGGCGGTGATTGGACGACGCTTCGCGTACCGGAGAACGTCGAGATCTTTCAGCCGGAGGCGAAGAAGTACGAACTGAGTATCGTTCTCTATAAGGCGGGTGATGACAATCCTTACGCCGATTCCGGTGCGTGGTACTACGAGCGGACCTTCTGGGCTCATCGAGGTGTTGGTCCGAACAACAAGTTCCGGCTTTGTCTGGCGAAGACTTCGGACAAACCGTGTCCGATCTGCGAATTGATGGTCAAAATGCAGCGGGATTCCGACTGCGATAAGGATGTTGTTAAGGCGATGCGACCGTCCGAACGTCAATTGTGGTTGGTGTTCGACCACGCCGAGCCGGACAAAGGTGTTCAGCTCTGGGAGATCAGCTACTATGCGTTCGGTAGGCTCTTGGAGGATCGTCGAACGAATGCAGACGAGGATGAGGAGTACATGCGGGAGTTTGACGATCCGAAGAGTGGGAGTAGGTTGCGAGTCACTTTTGCCAAGGAACCGATTCCCGGTGGTGGATCGTTTCTAAAGGCAACCGCCATCGACTTCAAGCCTAGGAGGAATGGTTTAGATGATTCACTGCTGGATCACGGTATCTGTCTGGATGATCTGCTCGTCTATCCGGACTACAACGAGCTGAAGAAGGAATTTCTTATGGAGTTTGAAGAGCTTGATGATCCCGACGATGTCAAACCTGAAGAGAAGCCGAAAAAAACCAAGTCTGCCAAGAGAGCCCCTCTGTCGGCCGACGGTGTGGATTTGGAGGATGGAATGTTGGTACGCTACGAAGATGATGTTTACGAGATTACTCGTATCAGTAGCGACGGAACCAGCTTGACGTTGGAGCCGAAGGATGGTGGTGATAAGTGGAAAGGGATCGATCCGGACGAAGTGACTGTTGTTGAAGAGGATGATGATGATGAGAAGTTAGACGGTGCTGCCGAGTTCGAGGGGGATGATATCCCTTTTGATGACGAACCTGAAGAGAAGCCTAAAGAGAAGCCTGCAAAGAAGTCTGTAAAGAAGAAGTCGAAGCTGAAGAGTGCAAAATCGAAGAAAGAGGAGACTGTGAAGAAGGCTTCGGACGATGACAACTGGGACGATTGGGACGATGACGATTAGGATTGGCTAAAGCTATGAATACCGATGAACTGAAGCGAGAACTGACTCGTCGGTTGCCGAAGCCGAAGCTTCGTCCTCGGGACTTGCTGAGCACAGGTAGCACACTGTTGAACTATGTCTGTACCGGAGATGTTCGCGGGGGGTTCGTCAAGGGACACTATATCTCTTACGTTGGTGATTCAGACTCTGGAAAGTCTTGGATCATGCGGACCATGCTGGCCGAGGCTGCGAACAATCCAGAGTTCGACAACTATCGGTTGATCTACGACGATGTGGAGGGGAAGGAGTTGATGGACTTGGAGCATTTCTTTGGGAAGAAGTTGGTTGAAAGGATGGAACCTCCGGCTTTGGACGATGATGGCAATCCTGTTTGCTCGCGTACGACCGAGGAATTCTACTTCCACTTGCACGAGCTGCTGAGCGGCAGCCGACCTTGCATCTATGTGTTGGATAGCCAGGATAGCTTGAGCAGCGATGCCGAGGTGGGTAAGTTCCATGAACGGAAGGCTGCAAAGAAGAAAGGCAGGGAGGTCGCTGGTTCGTACGGCGACGGAAAGGCAAAGGGGCATTCGGCTAATCTGCGGATCGTCCTCGGTCCGCTCAAAGATACCGGAAGTATCTTGTTGGTAGTGAGTCAAACCAGAGAATCTTTCTCTATGTTCGAACGTTCTGCCTACAGCGGTGGAAGGGCTTTAAGATTCTATGCGACCTTGCAACTGTGGAGCAGCGTCAAGAGCCAGATCAGCAGAACCTACAAAGGAAGGAAGCGGCAGATCGGTGTCGAGTGCAAGGTTGCGGTGAAGAAGAATCATGTGACTGGACGGAATCGAACCGTTATAGTTCCCATTCTTCATGCTAGTGGAATCGATTATGTGGGTTCCTGCATCAACTGGCTGATCGAGGAAGGTGTTTGGAGGAAGGTCGGCCAGAAGATCGAGGCTACTGGTCTGGGTCCGATGTTCAGTGGCTCGTACGAATCGATCGTTTCGAGGATCGAAGAGAGTGGGCTTGAGCAGGACTTAAGCTTACTTGTTGGAAGGTCGTGGGACGAGATCGATCGGAACAGCGTCTTGGTAAGGAAGCCTCGATACAAATGAGCTTGACAGTATTGAAGGGAGTGGGGGACAATTATGAACATCTTGTCGCTCGACTTGGGAACGAAGACCGGTTGGGCCCATTCGTGTGGCCAATCTGGTGTCTGGGATTTCAAAATCTACCGGGACGAGTCTGGGGGAATGCGTTTGATCCGGTTGCGGAGCAAGCTGAAGGAGTTGTATGGTGTTGTTGGAATGGATCTAGTTGTGTTCGAGGCGGTCCGTCATGCTGCTCCGAAAATGCAAGGGCCGTTAGTCTTTCAGGCCGAGATGCAAGGGGTTGTGAAGTTTTGGTGTATGGAAAATGATGTCAATTTTAGAGGTTACAGTCCAACAGAGATCAAAAAGTACGCTACGGGAAAGGGTAATACCTCAAAGGCGGTCATGCTGAATACTGCTCGTGCAAAGTGGCCTAAAATGACGATCATCGATGACAACCATGCCGACGCGCTTTTTCTGTTGGATATGGTGATGGAGTGGTTGAAGTGCTAGATTTACTAGACAGATTAGATAGGAGTATTTTCAAATGAAACTATACAAGCTTACAGACAGAAACGTCCAAACATACGGGGGTTGTCAGTGGGGCGAGGGTGTCGAACACACGGCCAGCGGTGAAGGTGATTTGTGCGACTCTGGTTGGCTTCATGCTTATACGCATCCGCTGCTGGCTGTGTTGTTGAATCCTATCTATGGAAACTTTCGGCAAGCACGAATGTGGGAAGCGGAAGGTATCGTAGGCAAGGAAGACCGTGGTTTGGAAGTCGGATGCACACGGTTGAAGACGATCCGGGAAGTACCCATGCCCGAAGTGACGACAGAGCAACATGTGCGGTTTGCCATAGCTTGTACGTTGCAAGTGTATGATGAGTCATCGTTTGTAGACTGGGCGAAGAATTGGCTCAGCGGGAAGGATAGGGCGGAGGCGTCGGCGTCGGCGCGAGCGGAGGCAGCGGCGGAGGCAGCGGCATCGGAGGCAGCGGAGGATACGACGTGGTGGTCGTGGGCGGCGGAGGTAGCGGAGGCAGCGGCGGAGGCAGCGACGGATGCAGCGGCGCCGCGGACATTATCGGCGTGGGCAGCGGCGTCAGTATGGGACGACATCCCTTTGGCTGCTATCGCAGAATGGGCCGTCACGAACGAGCCTTTTGAATCGCTTGAAAGGTTGATAAGGAAAGACAATGCGCAGGAGGAACATCAGTGTTAGAGCAGCTTAGACTCCAGAACTTCCAACGGCACGGTTCGTTGAAGATTGATCTTGATCCAAGGATTACTACGATAGTGGGACCTACCGATTCTGGAAAGTCCTCTGTACTTAGATCCGTTCGTTGGTTGTGCATGAACAGACCGTCTGGGGACGGATTCGTTCGTTATGGAGAAAACAATTGTCGGGTGGGTCTGTCTGTTGATGGCGAGAAGATTGTGAGGAGCAAGACGCCTTCCAAGAACGAGATGAAGGCGTTGGGGCAGATCTACAGAGCGTTCGGCATTAAGGTTCCGGAAGCTGTTGAGAATCTGCTAAGGCTTTCTTCCGACAACTTCCAAACCCAGCACGAGCCAGTGTTCTGGTTCTGCCTGACTGCCGGAGAGGTGGCTAAGCGGTTGAACGCTATTGTAGATCTAGAGTTGATCGATGAATGTCACTCCAACTTAGGTAAAATGCTTCGGAAGGAAACGGCGGAGAAAGAGGCGACGGCTGCAAGGTTGGAGCAAGCCAGAAAGGAAAAGGCGTCTCTGCTATTCGTCGTATTGGCTGACAAACAACTGAAGCGAATAGAGGAACAGATCGAAACGATGGCTGTGAGCAAGGCCAGAGCTTCGCGTCTGGGTCAATTGCTCGAGGATGGGGAAAAGTATCGAGAGGAGATTGCAAGGGCAACAGACGACGTTCTCGGAGCTTCTCGGGCTTGTTCCAGAGTTGTTGCGACCGTTGCTGCTTGGAAAAAGTTGGAGAAAGGAGTCGAACGACTCGACCAACTTGTCCGGGATATCGAGGGTAAGACATCAAGCGTTTCCGAGTACGATAATAAGATTAGGGAAGCAGAAGATGTACTGGAAAACGAACTGGGTGGAAAGTGTCCTTTGTGCGGAGGAGATTGGAAATGAGAACAAGCAAGCCGCTGGCTGTCGTCTGTTCGGATTTGCATTTGAGTCATATTGCTCCGTCGGCCAGATCGACGGAGCCAAATTGGTACGAGGCCCAGGACAGAGTATTGAGGCAGGTGATTGAGATTGCCAACGATCAAAAAGTTGGAATCTTGATTGCAGGAGACCTGTTCGATCGGTACAACTCGCCGCCGGAGTTGATAAACTGGGCTATAAACTTGCTGAAAGGTGGGCCGCTGGTGTGGGCTATTCCGGGGCAGCATGATATGCCCCACCACAATTTAGCGGAGCTTTACAAGTCGGCGTATTGGACGTTAGTAAGATCGGGGGTGATAGAAAACCTTCTCGGTGATAATCGTCTGTTTGAATCGTCTTCGTGCCAGGTACATCCATTTCCGTTCGGAACCGAGGTATCCGTTCACAGAAGGTCAAATATCAAGCTGAATGTTGCAGTGATCCACGCTTGTGTGATGAAGAAAGGTTTTGATTATCCAGGTCTTCCAACAGAATGGTATGTAGAGGGTTGGAAAAAAAAGTTGAAGGGGTTCAATACGGCTGTATTCGGGGACAACCATAAAGGGTTTGAGGTGCCGGGGAAACCTTTCATGTACAACTGCGGTTGCTTGATCCGTAGGAAGTCTAGCGAAAGGGAGTTGCGACCTTCCGTAGGAGTGCTGATGGATGACGGATCGGTGGAGCGTCGGTACTTGGATTGCTCGATGGATAGATGGGTGGAAGGTGAAGACTTGCCTTCGGTAGTCGAAGGGGAATTGGGACTGAAGGAGTTCATCGAGGAGCTTGGAGATTTGGGTGAAGAATCGTTAGATTTTCGGGCTGCGTTGACTAGATACTTGGAGGTCGAAAAGCCGGCAGCGGAGGTTCGTCGGGTTCTTTTGAAGTTGTTGGAAGCGAGGTAATGGGTTATCAACGAAAGGGAGATTGATATGAATTGGACAAACCTGCGAGAGATCCATCCTTGGCTGCCGGAATCGAGCAAAGGTTGGCACCAACACTCCAACGGGGGCGGTTGGGTGCAAGACACAGCGGCTGTCGCTGCAACTGCATTTGTTGCGGAGCAGGCCGTGGTGTACGGCAGTGCTCGGGTGTACGGCAGCGCCGAGGTGCATGGCAGCGCCGTGGTGTACGACAACGCTCAGGTGTACGGCAGTGCTCGGGTGTACGGCAGCGCCGAGGTGTTTGACAACGCTCGGGTGTTCGACAACGCCCGGGTGCATGGCAGTGCCGAAGTGTATGATGATGCTCAGGTGCATGGCAGCGCCGAGGTGTTCGATAACGCTCGGGTGCATGGCAGTGCCATAGTGTACGACGACGTTCGGATGTACGGCGGCGTCGAGGTGTACGGCAGCGCCGAGGTGTACGACAACGCTCGTGTGTACGGTAGAGTCGAGGTGTACGATATTGCTTGTGTGTACGGCAGCGCTATGGTGTACGATGACGTTCGGATACACGACAGCGCTGAGGTGTTTGATAACGCTCGGGTGTACGGTGGCGCTCGTATATACGACGGTGCTAGAGTGTTCGATAATGCTCAGGTACACGGCAGCGCTCGGATATATAGCAGTGCCGAGGTGTGTGACAACGCCCGGGTATGCGGCAGCGCCGAGGTGTACGACAACGCTCGGATATACGGCAGCGCCGAGGTGTACGACAACGCCGAGGTGCATGGCAGCGCCGTGGTGTTCGACAACGCTCAGGTGCATGGCAGTGCTGTAGTGTACGACAACGCTCGGATATACGGCAGCGCCGAGGTGTACGATGATGCTCAGGTGCATGGCAGCGTTCGGGTGTACGACAACGCTCGGATGCATGGCAGCGCCGAGGTGGGTGGCTACCATGACATCAAGCGTGGATGTCACGATCGTTCGCCTATCTACATTCAAGGTACTCGATATTGGATTGGCTACGTTGGCAATGGAATGATT